CCCCTGTGTGAATTCGGAAACACAGGGTCGCCTGGAAGACAGGCGGAGTACACAGTAGAGGCCCATGGGTGAATTACTCCCATAGTCATTTAACCCTATTCTCTAGGGTCCCTCTTGCTGTATACCGTTACACGCTCCTCTAAAACGAGAAGTGCGGTGGTTCAGAAATATTGCTCCATATCCTCAGGAATAAGCTGTTGATAGTACACCATACCTTGGTTGTAGCTATCATATTCCTCAGGAGTTTCGAATGGAACAACTTCCCGACGACCACCTGTCGCTATACACTTCCCAGGGACACAGGCGAGCTCCTTAGCCTGCCCCTGATACACCGGATACTCAAGGATATCCTCAAACTCCTGGCAATGAGCGCAGCAGAACCCCGTGACGTCATACGTCGGGAGGTCCTGGTACACCACTCTACCGAGGAGCTTGTTCATCCTTCCATGAGCACGATGTAGCTCTTTCAAAGAATCCGGACTACTGACACCGCTTCCAGTACGAGCGCCACGAAGGTGAAATCGTTCGATGCACACCTCCAGCTCAGACCTTTCCTGGACGCATTCCCGTGTTTGTAGCAGGTTCTTAAGGGCACCCGGTCTCCCGGGCTCTTTCGAACCTACCCAACCAACCTTCCGCCAACCCGAAACAGCATCCCCGCCCCATGCGTACGCCCATGCATCGGTGTACCCCTTAGGTAGATCTAATCTACCTTCGAGGATATCCCGATGCACTTCTATATCACACGTATGGAATGCCTGTTTGCGGAAGGTCTCTGCATAACCCGCTGGTGCCTTCTCCTCTACACTGATATTGGCCTGTAGCTCAGTGACTGTCTTTTTCTCACCAAAAAGGATCCCCATGTTTAAGTAGGGAGCTTCCCTGGCAATTCCGTGCTCTCGATCAAATCTGAAATATTTGGAATTCAGATAGAGCATAGAATGGGCAAGATAGTTCTTTCCAATGGACATGCGAAACCCGGCTAAAGCAATACAAAATTGCCAGGTCTGGTACGCCCATCTTGGGAACAGAGACAGATTATCGTCCCCGTTAATCAACAAAGGGTACGAAAGAGGATCGCGGTAATAACGTACGTCCGGGTTAATCTTCTTCAAGAAGATCCCGTTCACGACGTAGTTAATTATGCAGAGCACTGGGAATGAGAAAAGAGATCCCATCAGTTGGCCAACACGTTGAGGAACGAAAAGCTTCCCATTCCTAACGTAGCCACCTAGATCTGACAGGGCACTCTTTTCCCAGCTCACACCTTGGACCGGACAACAAAGGGTCGTCCGGCACATATTCCCAGTAACAAGTTTCCTGACCCAGTCCTCCTCAAATAACGAGTTAATGACGCTCTCGGTCACCCACTGGTAGATCGTGTTGGTAGCTCCCTTGTAGTCGCCCGAACAGAAGACAAGATCTTCTTCTGTCCAAAGACGACCACGAGAATAACTACCACAGGATTTCTCCCAGAGCCGCTCTACGTGGGTTTCGGTCATTGGCTCGCCAATTAAGGCGAATTGAGGGATTCGCCGGAGATTGTCCCAAGCAGCGAACTGAATGTCATGCCATAAGGAGTTAAGAAAAAAGTTTCCCTTCGAAATGGGTCTAACTTTTAAAGGTTCTTTTACTCCCACGAACGACACGATGTTCGCCGCCTGGTTCACCTGGATCTCCGATCTTTCAAGGACATTATCCGACGTCCAGACGAACAGGTCTTCACTACTAAGGGAATTAGATCGCTTGCAAACCTCATTGAGCCTTGCAAGTCGACTCTCAAAGGCGAAACAACTTTTTAGGTCATTTGCCTCCTCGTCGATAATCCCCCCAAACGAATAGGTCCATCCAATGTTCTCGATGTACCATCGTTTGACCGAGAGGATGTACTTAATTTCCTCTCGCCAGTAAGTGACATACCAGTCCATCTGGGCGCAGTTCATGTCCTCTATCTCCTCCCTCAATGTTCCTTCAGATGGTGCCCAAAGCTTCGCATTGACACACAACTGGACGACATTGTTTCCTGTACATGCATCATCGTACAGAAAACCCATGCCGCCCCCATCTTGATAGGAACCCTGAGTACATGCACCTCTTGTTACATTAAGGTGTACTCCTTCTTCTTCTACTTCTCTTCTCCGAGCAGCCGTTACGTGTACTCTATCACTAGAGCAGAAAGCACGGATCCCTTCCTCCAACTCCTGGGAGCGGGGCTGAGGAGATGTGCTGGCCAAATCAAGAACTGTGGCCAGTACCTCCTTAGACACCCTCTCCTTCGGAACTGAAGGCATCCCCTTCTTCAAACCATTAAGAATGGAGAAGAGGATAGAATCCGCGCTTCTGATAGAGCGAATTGATCCCTTGTTCTGAGAGATCATGCAACGCACGTACCTCATATACTTCGGGGGCATGAAGTAACCCTCCTTATGCACAAGGTCGTCAGGTCGAGACGGAAGACCACCTAAAGAATCATCAAGGTGCTCAGATTCTTTAGCGAAGAAATGACATAGATGATATTTCAATTCTTCGATCCAGGTCCCATTCCAGACGACAGGATACCAATGTGCATACAAATGCAATAGGGAAGGTCCGCCTAGCCTTTCCGCCAGTTTTATTTGAAGACAAAACTGGTAGATCACTTGGGCGATATGGGAAGAAGTCTTGACACACTTGTAGACTTCTTTCGGCAGTTTAGCAGAAGTTGGACCACACATCCCTTGGGGAACATAAACCAATGAAGAGTAAGTCTTCTCAGGAACAGAGAAACTTACTTCTTGGTTTACCAAGGTGATGCCAGCTTTTGTGATTCTGCTAAGGGGTGGCACGTCTTCCGTGCCTAGAACAGTTTTAGAGGAACCAACCTCTAAGGCTACTAGGTATGCCTTATGAAGACCCAGAGGGGTTTGAGTCTTCTGTGAGGTCGCAACTTTTGTTGTGATTGCATGGTACGATTTAGATCTATCTGTAGCCA